CATCTTAAGAAGAAAATGGCAAAGGGAATACCACAAATAGGAAAAAAGAAATCACCTACTCCAGTAGGGAAGGGGAATAATACACCCCAACCAGAAAAAGGTTATGATGTAGAAAAAGAAAAAGCTAAATGGCAAGCTAGAATCACTAGTAAAAATGCCGAGATTAAGAACTGGAGTTCAAAATTAGCAAAACTCCAAGCTTCACAAATAACGGAATCGATTATGGGAGGACTTCAGGGAGGATATGCAGATGTAGAAGATGGAGACACAAGCGGGTACACCTTTCAAAGTAAAGGCCCTTTAGGTTCCCAACCTGAATTAGAAGATGAAGGATTCGATACCTTTTATGGGGATTCCGATTCTCAATGGAGGTCGTATGATTTTGATAGCGATGGTCCCGAACTAGGGGAAGACCCAGAATCATTTGAAGAGGAGAGAAATCAAGTTAATTATAGTAATACACTAGAAGAAAAATTTGCTAGTAAAGCTCAACAAAAGTATCTATATGCTACAAACCCAGAAGCGGCAAAAAAATTAGGTTCTAAAATGACCAAAAAGGACTACAAAAAGTTACCAGAAAAAAAGAAAAAGAAAAGAGTTAAAGAATTACAGGTATGGGGTGTGAACACTCAACCAGGATTTGGTTTGGGGGATGTTCCTAGAACTCCGATGCATGGTGATGTAAATATTATGGGCACAGTTCATAGTGATTCAGTGAAATTGGAGGAAATAAAAAAACCAAAAATGAAAAAAGGAAAATTATTAGAGTATATCTCTGAATTAACAACAAGGGCTGGTAGTAATGGTAAAATATATAAAAAGAAAGACCTTACAAAAGAATCAGCCCCTTTTTCAGTAAGACCAAAGAGTCTTGACGAGATTAAGAAAATGATTACCAGGGTCATGGAAGCCCCAATAGATTATGGAGATAGACCGGAAAGAATTAATCCTGAAATTGAGGCAAAATTAGCATCACAAGACACACCATTTGGGCAAGACCACCCAGCGTTTCCTAAAGTAGGTGATGATGAGGTCTACAGTAACTATGAGGAATTGATAGCGTCAAAAAGATTCAAAGACGTTGTAGATACTTTTAAGAGATACACAGGCGTTGAAGGTAATGCAACGGACATGCAGAATTTAATGGGGTTACAAGGAATGATGATGCAATCCTTACAGAATACTTTAAGAATAGAATCGGCTAATAAAACAAAATTAGAAGAACTTGCAATAGATATCGTTACAAAAGATTTGAATGTACCAGAAGGTTCATTACAGTTTGATGTTGAAATAACAGGTATGCAAAAGTTGAGTAAGGATGACATGAAACAAAAACCTAAGGACGAAGAGGATTCTTTTGAGATGGAGGAGGAAACTCTAGAACATATGGAAGAATTAGATTTGGAGGTGTCAAAAAGAAGGTTTATTAATTCTATGATGCAAGGTTCGGCTAAAAAATCTCTTTATTTGTATCATATGGTAAGTGATGAACTTAACGCAATAGACCCTACTCTTATGAATCTTTATGGTGTGGTTATTTCGGCCAATGATTTAATGTACTGGATTATGCCAGACATGATGATGGGTGGCGGAGGAGGAGAAGAAGCTCAAGTTTTCGGTAAAGAAAAGATTGACTTATCAACCGATCCCCCAACAGTTGTAGCAAAAGGAATGACATTTCCAGTGTTAGTACACGAGTTACACAAAGGAGTTATGGAATACCTTTCTTTACACGGTTTACCTGGAGATAAGGAACTAAGACAAAAGGTAATGGATAAAACTGATTTTTTAGAAGATGAAATGTGGGACCTAAGATTAGGGCCCGGTTTATGGGAAAGATTTATTGATGCTATCGGTGCAGACGACTTCGACATTAAAAATCATCTATATACTGAAATTATCCAAATGCCAGCAAAACAGTTTCTGGACTTCATGAAAGAAATCCAATCAGGTAGTGATAAAGGAAAACAAATGATGGTAGACTTAGCAAAGAGAATTAAAAACGACATTCAAAAAGATGAATATGAGGACGCAACAGGTGAATATGAGGAAGAGGATAACGGTCCGGTTGCTGATATCCCTGGATTTGAAGGAACTATGGAAGCATTGGATGACATTAATATCCGCGACCTATTTCCTCAAGGTAGTAACCAAGAAGACTCTTATGAAATGGATATAGATAGTATTTTGGATAAAATATCCGATAAGGGTATTGAGTTTCTAACTCCTGAAGAATTACAATTCCTAAAAGATCAGTCTTAGCAAAATCTTTATAAGTGTTATTAAACCCTCTATATTTATAGTATATGGTAGAAAAGATGAAAAATAAAAGATTAGAAAGTTTAATGCTTTGGGCCAAGTGTAAAGCTGAGCCGGCATACTTCATTGAGAATTATTTAGAAACTTTTGATAAAACTAAACAAACATACGTAAAGTTCCAGCCATTTCCTAAGCAGCTAGAAGCAATAGAATCTTTTAAGAAAAATCGTTATAACATTGTACTTAAGTATAGACAAGCTGGAATATCTACCTTAACAGCCGCCTATATAACATGGTTGGTATCCTTTGCTCACGCCGACAATCCTGTAAAAATTCTTATCCTTGCAAATAAAAGAGAAACCGCTATGGAATTTCTTAATAAGGCCAAAGTTTTTCATTCTCAATTACCTAAATGGATATCTGTGGATATCGGAGACACTAATTCAAAACAACATGTTAGGTTTAGTAATGGATGTGAGATAAAAGCGGTGGCGACTTCTGCAGATGCTCTTAGAGGGTATACACCATCGTTATTAATTTTAGACGAGGCGGCTTTTATTGAGGGAGGTCAAGATGTATGGGCAGCTTGTCAGGCTTCCCTTTCAACAGGGGGAGATGCGATTTTAGTTTCCACACCAAATGGATATGATGCAATATATCATACTACCTATGATGGCGCAAAAAAAGGAAATAACGATTTTAAGATAGTTGAGATGAGATGGTATGAGGATCCGAGGTTTAATAAAGGATTATCTTGGGAAAAAGAAGGCGAGGAAACGATAATAGATGAAAAACAAGATTTTGAAAAATATTCAGGGTACGTAAGAGATGGATACGCACCAACAGCTCCTTGGTACTTGGAAATGGTGAGACAAATGAATGGTAACATGAGACTTGTTAACCAAGAGATTAATTGTGATTTCTTAGGATCTGGAGAAACAGTGATTGACAAGGATTGGATACAACAACAAGAGAAGGAAAATAGGAGAGAACCGATAAGAAAAGAAGGAATACTAAGAGAGTTATGGATATGGAAAGACCCTGAACCTAGTAAAAAATATATAATGGGGGTTGACGTATCAACTGGACAATCAGATGATTTTAGTGCTTTTAGTGTTGTATGTTTAGATGGGGAAGAAGGAGAGGAACAGGTCGCTGAGTTTTATGGAAAGATGCCACCTGATGAATTGGCTAATTATGTTTGGCAAGTGGGGATTCGTTATAATGCTTATGTAGTTATAGATATTACTGGTGGTGTGGGATTACCCACATCTCTTAAATTAAAGGAAATGGGGTATACCCAACTACATTATCCAAATGGAGATAGGACTAAAAATCCAGGTTTTAATATAGACTCCAATAGAAGAATTGTTGTTAGTGAATTAGAAGAGTCTATAAGAACAAACAGAGTAAAAATAAGGTCCGAGAGGACCATTGCCGAAATGAGTACTTTTGTTTTTAGAAATGGAAGACCTGACCACATGGTTGGTTACCATGATGATTTACTATGGGCCTTAGCGATGGGGTTATATGTGGCAAATACTACATTCAAAGAAATAGAGAGAAACAAGAATAAATCGGCAGCAATGATTGATAGTTGGATGACGACGACAAATGAAAACGCTCAGGTAAATGCAATTAAACCTCCACAAGAGAAACAATCTATGTCACAATCATTCGATCCTGGAAAGAACCCATCAAACCCATCTCAACACGATCCGATGAACCCTTTTGCCCCAATGACACCACATCCCGGGCAATTATATAAAGAATATGGATGGTTGTTTGGAAATATGACAGGAAGAAGACGTAATTAGGGTTTATCTTGTCAACTTTTCGGTTTATTATTATATATAAGTATTTATATTAAAATAAGACAAATAAATGGCTGAAAGAAATTTAACAATATACCAAAGGTTACAACAAGTATTTGGTGCTGGAGCAATGAGAAGAGACGTACCTAACTTCAATGTTGATCCTAATAAAATCATATTAAAGACCCCCTCCAAATCAGAATATGACCAGGAGCGATTACAATCACAACAAACAGCATTTCTTAGAAATCAATGGAATAAAGTAGATAGTGAACTTTATAATCAAGCTATATATTATGAGACAACTAGACTAGCTTCATTTTATGATTTTGAGTCTATGGAGTTTACACCAGAAATTGCAGCGGCTTTAGATATATACGCAGAAGAGAGTTGTACTCCCGATGAAAGTGGAACCCTTTTAACAGTCGAGTCAGACTCAAGTAGAATAAGGGACATCTTAGATAATCTATTCCACAAAATTTTAGACCTACACGCTGTTTTACCTGCGTGGACACGAAATACTTGTAAATATGGGGATAATTTTGTCTACCTAAAAATTGACCCAAAACAAGGTATTATTGGAGCTTCCCAGTTACCTAATATAGAAATTGAGAGAAAGGATGAAAGTAGTTA